GACAAAAGCCAGGAAGGGCATCCGGTGTCATTGTTATGGCAGCGGGCGGCCACGTTTGGGGACCGGCGGAAGCTGCTGGAAATTAGCACTCCAACGATTAAGAACGCCAGCTGGATCGAGGACGCTTATCTGCAGGGCGACCAGCGGCGGTTCCATGTTCCATGTCCCAGCTGCGATACGCGCCAGGAACTGACCTGGTCCAGCGTTATCTGGGACGAAGGCAGCCCGGAAACGGCGAAATATGCCTGCACTGGCTGCGGTGTTATGTGGTCCGATGGCGAGCGAATCGCGGCCATCCGGCGCGGGGAGTGGCGATCCAGCCAGCCGTTCCGTGGCCATGCCAGCTATCACCTGAACGAACTGTATTCGTGTTTTCGGAAACTGGGCGACATTGCCCAGTCATTCCTGGAAAAGAAGCGCAGCGGCGACCTTCAGACGTTCGTGAACGTGTCCCTGGCGGAAACCTGGGAAGAATCCGGCGAGGGTGTCGACCAGGATTTGCTAGAAAACCGGGCGGAAGATTGGGGCGAGAAATGGCCGGACGAAGTCATCACGGTGGTCGCGGGTGTCGACGTCCAGGACGATCGCCTGGAAGTGGAACTGGTCGGTGTTGGGCGCGACGAGGAAACCTGGTCCCTGGAATATATGGTTCTGCCTGGCGACCCCAGTTCACCCCAGGTTTGGGCGGACCTGGACGCGGTATTGTTCGCCAGCTATGAAACGGACGACGGGCGGGAACTGGGGGTCCGGGCGACGTGCATCGATACCGGCGGACATCACACCCAGGCGACCTATCGATACATAAAGGGACGCGAATCCAGGCGCGTTTTCGGGATCAAGGGCGTCGGTGGCGAGGGTCGCCCCCTGGTCGGGCGCCCCAGCAAAAACAACATCGGCAAGGTCCGGCTGTTCCCCATCGGTTCCGATACGGCGAAAGAACTGGTATATGGTCGACTGAAGATCACCGAACCCGGCCCAGGGTATTGTCATTTTCCGATCAACCGCGACCCGGAATACTTTCTGCAGCTGACATCCGAAAAGCTGGTCACGCGATACGTTCGCGGTCATGCGAAACGTCAATGGATAAAATCCAGGCGAAGGAATGAAGCCCTGGACGTTCGGTGTTATGCTATGGCGGCGTTATATATTTCTGGCGTGAATGTCAATATACTAGCGGATAAGACCGCCGAAGGTCGGTCCGATGGCGACAAGCCAAAGAGTGAACGCCAGGCGCGCAAAGCGAAGCAGCGAAAGCCGGGCGGATTCGTGAATAATTGGAGGTGAAATGGCCAACCTATTCGATGCCGCGTCCGCCCCAGAGGGTGAACCGTCCGAAATCGTCGTCGGCGATTTCATTCAGTGGAAGCGGTCCGACCTGGTCACCGACTATCCAACCGACGAATATACTGCGACTTATGTCGCCAGAATTACCGGCGGCGGTAACACTGAAGTTCAAGTGACCGGAACAGCCTATAACGGCAGTTATTTGTTCACGGTCGATTCGGAGACATCCGCCGATTTCGTGGCGGGGTATTATCACTGGCAGCTGGAAATCCTGCGAAATTCTGACAGCGAGCGCGTCGTCGTCGATCGTGGCGCGTTCACTGCCATCGTCGACCTGGATATAGGTGGCGCCGATCCGCGAACCCACGCGGAAATCATGCTGACCAAAATCGAATCCCTGCTGGAAGGCAAGGCAGATTCCGACGTTTCGAATTACTCGATCCAGGGTCGATCCCTGACGAAATTCGGACTCGATGAACTGCTGCAGTGGCGGGATTATTACAACGCGGAAGTAACCAAGCAGAAGCGCCTGGAAGAAATAAAGCTGGGGCGAAAAACAGCGTCAACCGTCAAAGTGAGGTTTTTGTAAATGGGGATGTTCGACATATTCCGCCGGAAACAGAAGCCGGTGAAAAAACGTCGCTACGATGGCGCCCAGGGCGGGCGATTGTTCGCCGATTTTATGGCGACCCAGCGTTCGGCAGATTCCGAAATTCGTTTTTCACTGAAAACCCTGCGCGACCGATGCCGGGATTTGTCGAGAAATAACGAATATGCGAAGCGATACATTCACCTGGTAAAAACGAACGTCGTCGGCGAACGTGGTGCGACGCTGCAGGTGAAAGCGGTCAACACCGACGGGACCCTGGACACAATCGGAAATCAGCAAATCGAACGCGAATGGAATCGCTGGACCCGTGTCGGGAACTGCACAGTCGACGGCAGAATGTCATTCGTGGACGCGCAGGCGATGGCGGTGGAATCAATGGCGCGCGATGGCGAAGCCCTGATCCGCATCGTGAACTATCCAGGGAACCAGGATCGGTTCGCCCTGCAGTTCATGGAACCCGACCTGATCGATGAAGAAAAGAACGAACGCGCACCCAATGGAAACGAAATCCGAATGGGCGTCGAATTCGATCAATACCGGCGCCCGGTCGCGTATCACCTGCTGACCGAACACCCTGGCGATTATCAGTTCACGCAATACGCCAGGCGCACGATCCGGGTCGAAGCGGAAAACATTCTGCATTTGTATCTACCCGATCGCGCGCAGCAAACCAGGGGCGTTCCCTGGATGTCGACGGCGATCACGTCGCTGAAAATGTTGCATGGTTATCGTGAAGCGGAACTGGTGGCAGCCAGGACTGCAGCCAGCAAGATGGGATTTTTTGTTTCTCGATCTGGCGAGGGATTCATGGGTGACGACGTGGAAGATTCCGTCGTTCCCCTGACCGATGCCGAACCAGGGTCGTTTTTTCAATTGCCCCGCGACGTTGAATTTCAGCCATGGGACCCTACCCACCCAACCAGCGCGTTCGCGGATTTCGAAAAATCGATCCTGCGCGGTATCGCGTCCGGCCTGGGCGTGAGTTATCACAGCCTGGCGAATGACCTGACCCAGACCAGTTATTCCAGCATCCGCCAGGGCAGCATCGAGGACCGCGATTTTTATCGCACCCTGCAGAATTACATGATCCAGCATTTCGTTCTTCCAGTGTATGAACGCTGGCTGGTGAATGCGTTCACCCTGGGCGCGGTAAATCTACCGATCGACAAGTTCGATAAGTTCGCCCAGGCGTCGCAGTTCCGACCGCGCGGGTTCCAGTGGGTCGATCCCCAGCGTGAAATCAGCGCGCACGTAATCGCGCTGCAGAACGGCCTGATTTCCCTGCAGGATGTTGCGAACGTATACGGTCGCGATGTCGAAGAAGTATTCACCCAGGTCGCCCGCGACAAACAGCTGGCGGATCAGTTCGGCCTGAAACTGGCGTTCGAACCGTTCGGCGGTGGCCAGTCACCATACGGACCCGGCAAGATCAACCTGCAGACCGGAGAATCATTTGAGGAAATGACCGATGGCGACTAATTTCCCAAAGGAAGGCGACGACCTGAAAATATCGCTACGGAATTCAGAATACCCACAGTTCGATCGCGGATTCGCTGAGAACATCCAGGAATTCAACCGCGAAGTGTGGGCGCTGGGCGGGAATGTTCGCGGGAATGAAGCATTCGCCCTATGGGAACGCGCCAGGGATGGCGACGAAGCCGGTTCGGTTTTGGACTGGATCAAGGAACGCGAAGCCTGGGCAGCGCGTCACTTTGAGGATGGCGGCCAGTTCGCGGACGGCGACCTGGAACCTAATCGCGGTAATGTCGGCGGAATCATCGCACAAATGAAATGGGGCGTCATTGGCACCCTGGGCGAACAGGGCATGAAAGACGTCATCCTGGAACTGGTGAAAAAGCTGGAAGGCAAAAAGGACGAAGAACGCGACGAACGGGAACTGAGCGACGAAGTCGAAACAGCCCTGGAAAACAAGCGCGACGAACACAACGAAGAAGTGGGCGACGATCCACTGCGGCGGGTGACGATCGCAATGCTGCGCGAAGTAATGGAACGCGGCATCGGCGCCTATAAGACGAACCCGGAATCGGTGCGTCCTGGTGTGGGTTCCCCGGAGCAATGGGGATATGCCAGGGTGAATTCGTTTCTATTCGCGCTTAAAAATGATAGATTCCAAGGCGGGAAACACGACACCGATCTGTTCCCCGAAGGGCATCCGCTATCAAGCGAAGATGAGGACAGAACAGTGGAAGAAAGACATATCAAGGAAATCGCCGAAACGGATGATGAAATCATCATCACGTTCGCGAAGGTCCACGACCAGGAAGAAGAAGCCGAACCCGAAATGGAAGAAATGTCCGAAGAACGGTTCAGCAAATCCGAAGTGATTCACCGAATGGAACATTCGGAAGTCACGGAAATGGACGATCGACGTGTCGAAATGTCTGTTTCAAGTGAAAAGCCGGTCGAACGATCGTTCGGTCGCGAAGTTATTGTCCACAGCGAAAAGACGCTGGACCTGGAATTCCTACGTTCCGGCCATGCGCCCCTGCTGCTGGATCACGACCCCGAACGTCAAATCGGGGTGATTGAATCCGTAAGTCTCGATGACTCGGCCCGGCGACTCCGGGCGACGGTGCGTTTTGGAAAAGGCGCGCTGGCCAGCGAGGTTTACCAGGATGTAGTCGACGGCATTCGTTCGAACGTGTCGATCGGTTACAAAGTTCGGAAGATGGAAAGGGACAACGATCAACCTGATCTGTTCCGAGTAATAGATTCCGAAATCATGGAAGTCTCAATCGTAAGTCTACCCGCCGACACGTCCGTCGGTGTTGGGCGTTCGGTCGAAGTTCCAGAAACCGCTACCATTAAACCCATCGAAAAGGAGGTTCCCAAAATGGAACACGAAATCGATCTGGACCAGGTACGTGCTGAAGCTGCTGCCGAACGGTCCAAAGAAATCAACGAAATCATGGGCCTGGCTGTTAAGCACAACCAGCGTTCATTTGCTGACGAAGCTATTCGCCAGGGAATGAATCTTGCCCAGTTCCGTGGCGCATTGTTGGACAAGATCGCCGACAAGCCCCTGGATGTTGCAGACGTTGAATTGACCCAGTCAGAGCAGCGCGAATACAGCCTAATGAACGCTATCCGTAGCGCCCAGGCTGGCCGTTTCGACGGTTTCGAGCGTGAAGTATCTGAAGAACTGGCGAAGCGTTACGGAAAAGAGCCTCGCGGATTTTATGTCCCAAGCTCAATTTTCCAGCAGCGCGACTTGACTGTCGGCACCAACACGGCGGGCGGATTCCTGAAGCCTACCGATCACCTGGGCGGAGAGTTCATCGACGCATTGCGCGCTAACCTGGTCATTTCTGGCCTGGGCGCCCGCATGATGCAGGGACTCAAAGGCGACGTCGCCATCCCAGCGTTGAATGCTAAAACGTCCGTCGGTTTTGTCGCTGAAAATGCGGCACCAGGCGCAGAAGGCGCGCCTACATTCCGACAGGTCACAATGGCACCTAAGACACTGGTCCAGTACGTTGACATTTCGCGCAAGCTGTCAATGCAGTCTGATCCCAGCGTTGAGCAGGTGATCCGTGACGATCTGACCCGCCAGTTCGCGGCTAAGATCGATGAAGTCGCAATCAACGGCGGCGGTTCTAACGAACCCAGCGGCATCATCCAGACCAGCGGCATCGGCAGCGTGGCCATCGGCACCAACGGCGGCGCGATCACCTATGCAGCATTGGTTGATCTTGAGAAGGAAGTCGCAATCGACAACGCCCTGGGCGGAAGCCTGGCATATCTCACCAACCCCAAAGTGGTCGGCGAGATGCGTCAAACTTCACGCCAGTCTGGCGGTGTTGAAGGCAACTTCATCCTGAACGACAGCAACACCCTGTTGGGTTACAACGTCGCCAGCACTACGCTGGTTCCGTCTAACCTGACCAAGGGAACGTCATCTGGCGTTTGTTCTGCTGTTGTATTCGGCAACTTCAACGATCTGATGATCGGTATGTTCGGCGGCCTCGATGTGCTGGTTGATCCTTACACTGGATCAGCGACCGGCGCGACTCGAATCGCCATGTACCAGGATGTTGACGTAGCAGTTCGACACGCTGAATCGTTCGCAGCGATTCTCGACGTCACTACTGCCTAAGCACGACGGCGCCCTGCGGGGCGCCTTTTTTCTTGAGGTTATGACATGAAAGTTAAGCTAGTCAGTTCAATCGCCTGGAAGGGCGAACACCAGGAAGCAGGCAAGGCGCTGGAAGTAAGCGACTCCGATGGATACTGGCTGATTTCGCGCGGTCGCGCGGTGGCCTGGACGGAAGCCAATCAAGTCGACGCGGACACCCGCGCGGAAAAGCCAAAGGCAACCAGGAAGAAGGCGGCCAAGTAAATGCCAGTCGAAACCGACGTCGAACGGGCGATATTTTTCCAGACCGATGGATTCGGTTCGACCGCAACGTATACCCCGGCGGGTGGCGAAGCTGTCACCATAAACGGGATTTTTGAAAAGGATTACGAGGAAGTCGACGCAGGTGGAACCATCGGGTTCGCGGCGACATCCCCGACCTTTCAATGTAACACCACAGACGTTTCATCGGCGGCAGAGGGCGACACCCTGGTCGTCGGCAGCGATTCCTATATCATCCGGGTGGTCATGGAGGACGGGACCGGGATTACTATGCTGCAGCTGGAGGCGCAATAAATGGCGCACGTCCGAAAGCAAATCCGCGACAATATCGTGACCACCATCACCGGCCTGGCGACAACCGGGTCGAATGTCTATCGGACCAGAGTTTACCCCCTGGCGGATGCCAAGCTGCCAGGACTGGCGATTTTTACCGATAGCGAAGAAATCGAACCGTCCACAATTACGCCCCCCAGGACGCAAATGCGAACCCTGACCGTAAGAATCGAAGCATTTGTCAAGGGGGTATCGAATTTTGACGACCAACTCGATACAATCAGCGAGGAAGTCGAGGAAGCATTGGCGGCGGACATTACCCGTGGCGGCCTGGCGCAAGATACCAGGATCACCGGGTTCGAAGCCGATTTTTCTGGCGAAGGCGACCAGCCTGTCGGAGTGGGGCGAATATCCGTTTCGGTGGATTATGTGACCATCGAAAACGACGTCGGCACTGCGGCATAAAGGAGGCAATATGTCGAAGCGAATCAAGGTTTGGCCACCCAAGGGCGGCGAACCAATCGAGGTTTACGAGGTGGATTCTGTTCACCTGGTAGCAAACGGCTGGACCGTTGAGGAATCAGCCAAAACAAAAACCGATCCTGCGATCGATAAATCAACCGATGAGGGTTTGAGCAATGGCAACATTCAAGGGAAACAGCGGAACCGTAAAGGTCGGGTCTGACGCGATCGCGGAAATCCGTTCATATAGCGTTGACGAAACAATGGACACCATCGAGGACACGTCGATGGGCGATACTTATCGCACGTTCAAAACCAGCCTGAAGTCTTTTTCTGGTTCTGTTGATGTCTTTTTC